TTCAGGCGCCAAACAGGGCCTTCACCGCGGGGACTGCCGCCCAGGAAATACACCTGATTATCCAGCGCGGCCAGCGTGTACGGCGTCTCGATGCCCTGCTCCAGAAAGACGTTGTTCATGCGCGCATAGGGGCCAATGCCCGCCGGATCGGGGAAGGGGCGGCCTGTCGACTGCCAGAACTCGATACTTTGCGTGCCGCCGACGACGACGTCGCGGTGATCGCTGATGAGCGTCATCACGTCATCCGCCCTGCCCTCGGCCTCGTAGAAGGCCAGGGGGTCCCAGACCAGGGCATTGAAGTGGCCACTAAACCACCAGTGGCGCGTGCCCGGTTCATGGACGAGGATCCTGCCATCGAGATACGCCACCTGCCCAAACGTCTGCGGCCCGGTGAGCGGCAGCGGCGTCAGCGCGTCGGTCGCGAACGCATACCCGTAGCCGACGCCGTCCACGGTGAAGACCATGTGCACGCCGTCATCGCTGAAGCTAGCAGGAGTTGTTCCAGTATGAATAGTCCCTCTACTCAAAAAGCTCCAACCACTAAAAATCTCGAAAAGCCCAGTAGATGTAGCACAGAATACCCTACCATTTGTAGCCTCGTATAATCCTCGTATCGGGCCTGAAGGTAGAAGCGCCACTTGACGCAGACCCGGCATAGAGTATAAGACGTACCGCTTCCTATCAGACTCTACCTGTTCGACATACATATTTAAAAGACGGTCACAGGCAGCATTAGGAGACCTAACAGTACCAGTAGGCCCACAAAACCCCGGAAGCTCGGCCATCGCTTTTATCCCACCACTAGGATATAATTACCTAAACCCTCGTGTGCTATACTTGCACACGGTACGGCTAGCGATTGCAACGCGAACGCCTGTCTCAGCAGGTTGCCGTACCACATCATGAGACTCTCATCTGAGGGAGAGGCCCATGTCCTACAGAGGCTCTGAAGCCCAGAAAGCCTACAATCGCGCCTTTAGCCGTGCCTACTATGCGCATCTGCGTGAACAAGAAGCCCTTGATCCTGCCTTGAAAGAGGCTCATCGGGCTCAGAAGCGTGCTTATGATCTGATCTACCATGCCGCCAATCGTGTGAAAAGACAGGAACAACAACGCCTTAAACGCCTTGCTGATCCTAAACAAAGACTCACGCATGATGCTACCTATCGCCTGCGACATGCGGAAGAGATCGCTGTGCGTCGTCTTGCCTATGGACTCGCCAATCCTGAAAAACGGCGTCAAACTGTACGCACCTATGACCTTACACCTCCTGAATACGTTATCTTGAAGGCCGAGCGCCGCCGTGCACGCAAACGTGGTCTCCCTGACACTTTCACCGTGATAGAGCAAGCCTTCTGTCGGCAGTATTTTCACTACTCCTGCGCCATCTGTAAGCGAGAAGAGGGTTTTGAATGGATCGTCTCTATGGATCATTGGATACCCATAACCTCGACAGCCTGTCCTGGCACTATCGCTACCAATATGATTCCTCTGTGCCACGGCCTTGGTGGCTGTAACAACTCCAAGTCAGATAAAGACCCTGAGCCCTGGCTGACCAAGCGCTTCGGGAAACGGAAAGCCGCCGTGATCCTCAAGCGTATTCACGCCTATTTCGCCCTCGTTGCCGCGAAGGAGCAAGCCTCATGACCATCGATACCCTGACCCTCGTCTTCCTGTTCGCCATCCTTGGCGCCATGCTCTGGGACATCCACCGTGTTGGCCTGCGTGCGCATGAGCGCAGCCAGGAGATGCTCAAGGAGATCGCCCGCTTTCTCGGCACGGATCGGCGCTAAGACGGTCTCCCACTCTGAAATGCGGCCCAGCCACTACTTCGCGCCGCCTGCCCGGGGTAGAGCGACAGCCGCCCGACGCGCGCGTTCACCACCGCCAGATCGCGCTTCGTCTGCTCGGCAATGCGTTGCACGGTGGGCGAGGCCTCGATGCCGTACTCCAGCCCCAGCTCCACGGCCAGATTGAAGCTGAAGGTCCGTAGGTATCCGTTCGGCCACTCCAGCCCTTCATCCCAATGCGTGTACTGCGGCTGTGCCGGCCACGGCAGGAGCTGCAGCGTGGTGCCGGGGTAGTGCGGCACCGGCCACACGTACAACAGTTTTACCGGCTGCGTATCCTCCAGATACACGTACTCGACGTAGGTCGATGGCATGGCCTTGAGCCACACGGAGGTCTGATACTGGTCCTGGTCGAGCACCGTGACCTGCCAGTCCTGCACGGGCTCCCCGCCAATATCCAAGAGGCACAGGTCGAGGCGCACGGGGGGAATGCCCGGGATGTCGCAGGGGGGCACGGTGTCCCCCCACGTGTAGACCTGCTGGCCTGGAAGAAGGGCCAATGGGATTTTTGGCCGTGTCCAACTGAGGAGGTTGTCCGTCGACCACGCGTCAAGAAGGCTATTCAGCGCGGACAAAGCGCGGTCGGCTTGGTCGGCATCGATCGGCTGCTCTGCCGCCGCAACCCCTAAAAGTCTTAACGCTGTTGTGCACGGCTGCCTCGCGTATATCGTTGGCATACGCCCTCCTAGCGCACCAGCGAGAGCGTCCCCTTGACCTTCGCCCCGGCGGGCGCGCCCTGCGTGGGGATCGCCAGCCCGAGCACCCCGCCGGCGTCGAGCGGCGGCACACTGCCCGTCAGCGCAAACGCCTCGCCGTCGGTAGCCACCAGGCGCGGCCCCGTCTGGAACACGGCCGTGCCCGGATCGCCGCGCTCGGTGCCCGGAGCGCAGAGCTGCACGGCGCATTCCAGCGGGCTGGGTGCCCCGGTGATAGTCAGCGTACACTGGCTCGGGATCAGCTGGACGCCGGCGGGCAGGTCAGCCAGGGGGAGAAAGACGGGCGACACCAGGGCCGCCTCGACAAGACAGGATACGCTACGCGTTTCGTGAATGTTCATGGCTACCTCCTGCTCGGGGGGCGTGGGGGGGCCGTAGAGCCCATATCCTCACCGCCTGGTGGCGGATCGGGGGGCACGGGCGGCTCCAGCGCGGCCGCTTCGGCTTCCTGTGGGGTGCATTTCCACACCGCCTGGCCACCCGCCGCGTCAAATTCTTCCTTCGTCTCAAACAGGCGGCCGCCGTAATTCTCGCCGCCAACATTCTGGGAAGAAAAGTACCATTTTGGAAAGGTCAACTCCTCAGCCATCGGGGGACCTCCTGGGGGCGGCGGGTCAGGCTCGGGAGCCGAGACCAGGCCGCCAGATGTTAAGATGGTGTTCGCCATACTAGGTACCTGATACTGTTGAAAGGACACGTACTGCCCATTGGGGCCGCGTCACGGCAAAGCCAAAGGCCTCGTCGGCGCGACTCGCGTGCATGTCCGTCGAGATATCAGACGCTTTCCAGGTACGAATAGCCACGCCGACATCACTATCGACGGCATACGCACTTTGACCTGAAAAGGGCTCCTGCAAGCGGCACATGGCCATCGCAAACGCCTGCTCCTGATGCACGAGGTTTTGATAATAGGCCGTATTGGCCGTCATGAGAAAGGTCAGCGGCGGGTTCCCCGTGGGCAGGGCCGCCACCGTCTGGCGCGGGTTCGCCGGCGTGGCTGGCCCGATGATGGGCGGGGAGATCGGGATGGTCGCCGTGCCGTCAGCGGCGCTGTTCACATCAGCCGTGACGGTGAACTGGCGCAGCTTGCCCGTACTCGCCAGGGAGACGGGATTGACCGCATTGACGCCCGCCATGGTGAAGATGTCGCCCTTGTTCGCGCGCAGGGCCGCCGCGGCCGTAAAGCCCGTGACGGTGATACTCGCGCCGCCGGCGACGGTCGTGGCATGGAGGGGGGCTCCACCTAACGGCCCGCTGGTATGCACGGCCACATTTTGATCGGAGAACCAATCGAGGCCCCCGCTGGTCCCCATCACGCCGCGCTCATACTGTTGTTTAATCTTCTCGCTCGACTGAAAGAGCCCTTTGAGTTCATTGACGACCTCAACTTCCTCCCACTGGTTGAGTATCGCCCGCCAGGTCCCATCCTCGGGCGTCCCGTTGTCGGCCAGGATCGCCTTCGCCTGGAGGTAGGCCTTCCACTTACTCACCGTGGGCGAGGAGGGCGGCGAGATGATCGCGTTGGGGATGGCCCAATACTGCGCCAGGCCAAAGGCGTCCACCTTGTTCGCCAGGACAATGCCGGAGGGTCGGCCAATGCGCCGCCGCCAATCGTCCAAACTGAGCGTCATCTCGAAGGAACTGAACTGGAGATCGACGTGCTCTTGTTGGTCAATCGTCAGGGGCACGAACTGCTCCTCATAGTCCTGCGCCTGGAGGTTTGGGCCGCTCGTGGTGCGGAGTTGGGCCGGGAGCCGAATGTTCAGGGTCGGCCCTATTTTGTTCCCAGGAACCGCGAACTCGCTGGAGTATTGCCGCATGATCCCTTTGCAGAACACGAGGTTATTCTCGAAACAGTCAAGCAATTCGTAGGTAATAGCGCCAATCGTCAAGAGGGTGTTGTTCGCCACAATAGCACCAATCTAGGCGGCACGAGTAGTTGTAGATCATGGCGGCGTAGCCTTGCACGGTGTGTGCAGTGGCGGCATCGTCTGGCGGCAATGGTCCTTAGCGTGTCCCCTGCCTGCGGGCACGCATCTGTCTATAGTCGGCGAGGGACATCCCCTCTCGAAAGGCCGGCGGCGGCGCACTCCCGTTCCCCCCCACCGGTCGCATGGGCTCCGGCAACGGTGGTGTGGGGGCCTGCCCATTCGTCGGCGCGGGGGGCGTGCCGGCGGGGGCACTGCCGTGCGCGCCTGGCACCAGCGACCCCGGCATGAGCCGGCCCAGTTCCGCAAACACCAGCGGCGGCGGCAGCGTGTTCAGGCGACTCACGAGGTCCTGCTGCTGCGCCAACTGATAGGCCAGGGCCGGTCCCTCGGGCAGCAGCATCAGGGCCTGCTGGACATGCGGGGCGACCCTCCCGGCTAAGCCACTCCGGACCACGTCGTCAAAATCCGGGTGGGCCTGCTTAAAGGCCGCCTCGCGCTCCATGAGCTGCTGCTGCATCTGGCGTATCTGTTCCTGCTGGCGCTGCGCCTGCGTCTGCTGATCGCGCGCCTGCAACTCTTGCTGCGCCTCGTAGCGGGCTGCAGCGCGGACGTAGGCGTCGTGCGAGTCAAATTGCTCGGCCTGCGGCGCTCCTGTGGGCTGCGTGGGCGTCTGGGGCAGCTCAGGCGCGGCCCCTTGCAAGAGCCGGGTGACGACATCGAGCTTGGCGTTGGCTTCGGCGAGCTCGCGTTGGTGCTGCTGCTGGTCGGCTTCGCGGCGACGCTGTTCAGCACGCCAACGGCCATTGAGTTGGTTGATGCGGCGGCGTGAGGCGGCAAACTCCTCGGGAGTCATGGCGGCGGCTTCGTCGAGATCGGTCTCCCCCTCCCCCGCGTCCGGCGCCGCCAAGCCCGAATCTGGGGGAGGAGAAGCCTGTGGAGGTGCTGGGGCTCCATTGACAGCAGGCGGCTCGGTTTGGGCCGGTGCGGCAGCGTCCTGCACGCCCGTGCCACGGGTCGAACCGTCACCCGTACTCACCGGGATATGCGTCCCGTCCTGTTCCGAGATCGTGTAGGCTTCAATCGGTGGCATGGGGTACTCCTGCCCCGTTCACAGCCTGCTGCTGCATCTGGGCCATCTCCATGAGGAGCTTCTGTTCTTCCAGGTGCAACTTGGCCATGTTAAACTCGTGGGCCTGCTGATTTTTCTGAGCGTCTAATTGATTTTCCTGCTGCTTATCTGCGAGGCGGGCTTGTGATGTGGCTACTTGCTGTTCTAAAAGCTTCACTTGCTGAACAGCAGCGTCCTGCGTGACTTTATCCTGCTGCATTTGTTGCTGAAGTTGTTGGAACTGCGTTCCCAATTGCTGGAGTTGAGTTTGTAACTGTGCGACGCGGGTTTCCGGGTCTTTATCCTGGGTGGCAGCAATCGCCTGTGGCGGAACCGCAGTCTTTAAGCGGGCCGAAATCTCTTCTGAATGGGCCACATCCATATTCCCAGCCCACAGATCAGCAAAAAAGGGCACTAAGTCAGGCTGGGCTGTGGCGAGTATCCCTAACTTCTCAACCGCCATTTCGCGCTGCGTCGAGAACGCAGGACCGGCATCGACCACCACGTCATAGTGCCCTTGCCCGAGCATGTGCTGCTGCTCGCTGCCGTCCTCCTGCCGAATCGGCTGGTTCACCTTCGCCATGCTGACCTGCCCATCCGTGGCCACCTGGCGCAGCTCCGTGGGGCCGGCGTGCAGCTTGCGGAGGAGGTCGACCAACTGAATCCCGCAGGCACGGATACTCCAGGCCAAATTATCGGGGTAGTTGTACGTCGCCTGATCGCCGGTGATCTTCTCGGTGCGAATGGCTACCCCACTCTGATCGCCC